AAAAAATGGACAAAGCCAAAGCCTTAATCGCTTCATGGGCACGATCATTCATGGCAGCAGCACTGGCCTTATACATGGCAGGTGTGCAAGACCCAAAGACACTTGCCCTTGCAGGGGTCGCAGCGGTCGCACCAGTTATCTTGCGCTGGTTGAATCCGCAGGATAAGAGTTTCGGGTTAACGGGGAAATAGTCCGAAAACTCACGGCAGCGGGGTTGGCTTGGGCACTTGCGCTAATCCTGACTGCTTGTGGGTATCAGGGCTGGACACGTTATGAGTGCCAAGAATATAAAAACTGGTCAAAACCTGAGTGCCAAAAACCACAATGCGTCCCCACTGGAACGTGTACTGACGACGTACTTGGATTCACAACACCACAAACCAGCAAGACGCCGCGCCCCTGAGGACGTACACGCGCAGCTGATTCTAATTATTGGCGCAACACTTGCAGCGGTGTTTTTAATTGTCACCGTTGGCATAACGTACGCGCTCATTTTTGTCACTCAGCCAATTGGGGCACAAGCACCCAATGACGCAGCATTCATTGACCTATTGAAAACCCTAGCCATTTTCCTGACTGGTTCACTGGGCGGTGTGCTGGCTGGAAATGGACTGAAATCTAAGCCAAAGTCAGGTGACACGCCGACAAACACGCAAGGTTCTTGATTTGGCGCGCCTTATGCGTCACCCTTGGTGCAGGTGGTAGTCCTTACCACCAAGAATCGGGAGAATTCAAAATGGTCGTTGATCTATTAGACCCGCAGGTTTTGCGGGCGTTGTTCCTTATAGGTGTGCTTTGCACCTTAGCAGCTGCACTGGGTTACTCATTTGGGCACAAGGACGGAAGCCGTGAAGGCTATATCCGCGGGCGTGCTATCAGTCGCCACATTTCACAACAAAAAAGGGCGGTCAAATAAATGGGATTCCTGGACAATTATGAGGCAAGCCGTGAACGCTTGGAACGCTGGTTAAGGACATACCCAACTGGACGCATTGAAACCAGCATTGTTGAATTTAGTGCTGACAAAGGTTATGTCTTAGTTGAAGCAAAGGCCTTTCGCCATGAAGACGATACACGACCAGCAGGCATTGACTATGCCTACGGCTATCAAGGCGCATACCAACAAAACATGAAACGCTGGTTTGTTGAGGACACAGTTACGTCAGCAATTATGAGGGTGCAACAACTTGTCATGGGTGGGGCTGAGAGAAGCACCAAGGAAATCATGGAACAGGTCGAAAAGACGTCAGCAAAGGTTGCAAACACTGACAAGGACTATGACTACTGGACAACTAAATTTGGCGAAGTGCCAAGTTACAAGACCGAAGAAGATATGGAAGCAGCTGGTGTTCCAACCTTGGCTTCAGGCGTTGCAGAAATTGCAACACAACTGGGCGGTCAATTGACTGCCGAAGCACCACAATGCCGTCACGGCCACCGCATTTTCCGCAGCGGGAACAGTGCAAAGACCAAAAAGGATTGGGCAAATTACTCATGCGTAGGGCGCAAACCCGATCAGTGTGACCCAATTTGGCTAGTGCTTACCAGCGACGGAACATGGAAGCCACAAATATGACAAAGCCACGACTAATCAAAATACTTGTCTGCATTGAAATAGTCTTGTTTTTGCTACTGATTGGGGTGGCATTTCTATGAGCGATTATTGGGAAGTAATACAAGTCAAAACAATGACTGGCAAACTCATGTGTGAAGGAGAAGTTGTTGCCGAATACAAAGTTGAGCAATGCGACAAGTGTTCAAGTCTTGTGAAGTTTGACGAATTTGGCTACCAAAAAGGCTACGGCAATGAAAAGATTATTTGGTTTTGTGCGGGTTGCCGTTGAAACTGCAGCTGACGCACAACGAACAAATGGTGTGCATATTGGCAGCAATCAAACTGACGGCAGAATCAACCAAAGGCATGGACAATCCACAACGCTATCAAAAAGAGTTGGGAACGTACGAATACCTTGTTGAATCGGCTGAAGCGATTGGAAGCGAATGGGCGGTTGCAAAGTATTTTAACCTTCCGTTTGACCCATATGAAAACAAATTTAAGGTCAAGGCCGACGTAGGCAATGCAATCGAAGTGCGCTGGACAAAATACGTTTCAGGGCAACTGATCATTCATGAATACGACAGGCCAACCGACATTGCCGTGTTGGTCACGGGTCAAGCACCAACGTACTTCATTGCTGGGTGGATACCCATTTCAATGGCACAACGGCCAAAATACCGTCACACCAAACAACCCAATTGGTGGGTCACACAGATCAACCTTCAGCCAATAGAGAATTTGAGGAAATCCAACTATGGACAAAGTGCAATTTGAATGTCGGAACTGCAAGAAGGTAACAAAGCAGCTAATTCAAAAGGTGACGGATTTACTGCCCCCAGGTGTGGAAATTATTCAATGCGTGGTGTGCAGTTTCATGTCAGTTGCACAGATTGGTCAACCCAATGCCAATCTATGAGTTTAAATGCGTGGTGTGCCAAATCAGTGTTGAAGTGGATAAGTCAATTCACGACGAACACCAATCAATCTGCTGCGGGCAAAACATGAGTCGCACCTACTCAACTTTTGGCATATTGTTGAAGGGAAAAGGGTGGGGCGGGCAGTGAAGATTCTAAACCTATACGCTGGAATTGGTGGCAATCGCAAACTTTGGGGCGACAAACATGAGGTGACTGCCGTTGAGTATGACGCAGACATTGCAAAGGTGTACGCCGATCACTTTCCAAATGACACGGTCATTGTGACTGACGCCCACGAATACTTGCTACAACACCACGCAGAATTTGATTTCATTTGGTCATCACCACCTTGTCAAAGCCATAGCAGCTTCAGGCAGAATATCGGGGTGCGCTACCGTGGCGTGAAGCCAATCTATGCTGACATGAAGTTGTGGCAGGAAATCATATTTCTTCAATACAACTTTGCAGGCAAGTGGGTTGTAGAGAACGTCAAGCCTTATTACACGCCATTTGTAGCACCTACGGCTGACTTACAACGTCATTTGTTTTGGGCTAATTTCGACATTCCACAAGCCGACATTGAGAAGGACAATCTCAGGGCTGCACAAATTCCACAATTGCAGGCATTGCACGGTTATAACCTGGACGGCTATAAGTTGCCAAATAAGCGCCAGGTGTTACGCAATTGCGTATTGCCAGGGCTTGGCTTGCACGTATTTGAGCAGGTAAACAATGGATAGTTATCCACAACCTTTATCCACAGGCGTGCAAAACTTGTGGGACACGCCCAAGGCCATGCGTAAGTTATTCAATTGCTTGACAGTCGCGGTACGCTGGTTTCGCTTGAAGCGAGACGCTGAGGCGTTGATCTCGCAAGGGCGCAATCGGCTAATGGGCAAGGTGTATTCCATAGCGTTATTGCTTTTAATAACAAGCCTTACAAATGCAAGTGCAGCTACTTATTCAATAGACCATTTGAAGTTATATGCACATTCTAGGTTGCTTGATTACAAAGAGTTTCAGTGCTTCAACAAGATAATTACAAAAGAATCACGGTGGTCATACACTGCACGCAATGGCAGTCATTACGGCTTAGGGCAAATGCGATCTACTTACTACCGTGACTTAGACCCATTCAGACAGATTGACGCAACGATTCGTTATAATCACAAACGTTACTTGACCCAGTGCAATGCTTGGTCATTTCATTTAAAGCATGGGTACTACTAATGGCTAGTGCACTCAAAGACAACGGCAGCACCAGCCAATGGCGCAAGATACGCCAACGCATACTGCAACGAGACGGACACACATGCCAGCATTGCGGTATGGAGGGCAATTCGGTTGACCATATAACGCCGCGAAGCCTTGGTGGTAGTGATGAAGACTGGAACTTGCAAACCTTGTGCATTTCATGCAATTCAGCCAAAGGGGGGCGGTTTTTTAATAGCACACCGACACCCCTGACCCTTCCTGTTTTAAATTCCCCCCAAAACGGTTCAAGAAGCCACGAAAATGACTGAGAAGGTCATAACAGGTCACCAAGACCCCCTAGAAGCCTCAAACGGGCTTCAAACGGTTTTGGGTAGGGACGCAGAAGGGCAAAACGCCCTAATTGGCGTACAAACGCCCCGAATTCACACGCCATTGAACGATTTGCCCTCACGCGGGGGTGAATTGGTTGATTTGGCCAGCAGTCTGAAGATTGAATTGCTGGAATGGCAGAAATTTGCGCTTATCCACACGCACAAGGTAAAGCCTGACGGTCGCTGGGCTTCACCCGTCAACACAATTGTTGTGGCGCGGCAGAACGGCAAAAGTTTTTTGCAGCTGATAAGAATTTTGGGCGGTCTTTTCCTATGGGAAGAAAACTTGCAGATTGGTTCGGCGCACCGCTTGTCCACGTCCCTGGAACAATTCAGGGCAATGGTTCAGATCATTGAAGGCAATGAGTCACTGGCAAAGCAAGTCAAAAAGATTCGTTGGCAACACGGTGGCGAAGAAATTGAGACAAATGCTGGGAACAGGTTCATTGTTCGCGCTGGTGGTTCGGCTGCCCGTGGTGTTTCCCGACCTTCAACAATCCACCTGGACGAATTGCGCGAAATGACTGACATTGAGAGTTTTGCCAGTTTGAGGTACACCCTCATGGCAGCTGCCAACCCCATGGTCATGGCCTACACAAATGCAGGCGATTCCAGCAGCGTTGTGCTTAACCAATTTAGAGATCGCGCCCTGGCCAGCATTGCAGGCGTTGAAGATGAGATTGGATATTTTGAATGGTCTGCACCGACTGACGAAATCAGCGTGGAAAACGCACGGCACTCAAATCCGTCCATGGGAACACTGATTCACGCCGACAATATAAAATCCGTGTTGAACGACCCGCCTGACGTCGTAATGACTGAAGTCTTGTGTCGTTGGGTTGTTGCCATAAATAGCGCGGTGGATTCTGCCAGTTGGGGCAATTGCCTGGATAAGTCAGTTGACCTTGACCCTGACAAATTGACGTGGCTTGCAATTGACCTTTCACCTGATCGCCGCCACGCAAGTTTAGTGGGCGCTCAGAAACTTGGTCAGGAAAACTTTGTGGTCAAATTACTGCACACCTGGACAAATGAATTGCAATTGGACGATAAAGCCATTGCCAACGAACTGGCAGACTACGCCCGCAAATATCCAACCGAATACGTGTTGTATAGCCGAAAAACTAGTGGCGCAGTAGCTGCCCGCCTTGCACCCGCTGGAATTCCCGTTTATGACATGGACACCAGTTACCCGCAGGCTTGCGACGAAATGCTTTCAGCAATTAACAGTGGACGTTTAAAACACAAAGGGCAAAGCCAACTATCGGAAGAAGTTTTGGCCGCGGTTCAATTACGACGTGGCGACGGTGGCTGGGTTATAGGAAGAAGGGCTTCACAGTCGGTTGTGTGCGGTGCGGTGGCAGTTGCGCTTGCAACACACTTTGCGACACGCCCGGACAATGATCTTGACATCATGGTGGGTTGAACGTATAAGCCTGCCACAATTCGTGCATGGCATTTTTAGATTTATTCGCACGCAAGGTTGACGCTGCCGTTCCAGCAAAGACCATTGACGTGGACGCAGCTGCGGTTGCACCTTATTACAGTGAGGTAGGCAACCTATTCCTATTCGGAGGAATTGTTACCGCTTCACGGGCTGAAGCAATGAGTGTGCCAACCGTAGCGCGCGCCCTTGGAATCATTCAAACAATTGCGTCATTACCAATGCACACACGTAATGAAGCAACAGGCGAAAAGGTTACGCAACCACGCGTTATCAACCAGCCTGACCCAAGAATTCCTGGTTCAACGTTTTGGGCTTGGATTATTTCCGATTTGTTCTTTTTTCCAAATGCGTATGCCTACGTTATGGACAGGTACGCCGACACGGGCAAAATTCGCGCAATGGAACGCATTGCACCTGAGCGCGTCACAATTACAACAAACGGCATGGGTTATGAAATTGCAACGTATTCAATTGACGGCGCATTTGTTGACCCAGCAAACCTTGTTGTTTTCCAGGGATTCCAAGAAGGATTACTAAGTCGCGCTGGTCGCACAATCCGTGCAGCAGCTGCGCTAGAAAAGGCTGCAATGAATTTTGCAGTTGAACCAATTCCGCAAATGGTTTTGAAGTCAAACGGAACGTCATTGCCAGCAGATCGCGTTGCAAAGTTGCTGAGCGCATGGCGTACGGCGCGTGCTAACAAATCAACCGCGTTTTTAAATGCTGACGTCACACTGGAGACACTTGGTTACGACCCGAAGAATTTACAACTAAATGAGGCTAGAAATTACGTGGCCTTGGAACTTAGCAGGGCAGCGGGGCTTCCAGCCTATTTCACTGACGCACAACAATCAACTTTCACATATTCCAACGCCTTAGATAAAAGGCGCGACCTTGTGGACTTTGCTTTCAGAAATTACATGTCAATTTTGGAAGAACGCCTTTCATTTGCTGATTTCACACCAGCAGGCAACAAGGTGCGTTTTGACCTAGACGATTTCTTGCGTGGCAATCCTTATGAGCGTGCGCAAGTGTACGAAATCTTGAATCGAATTGGCGCAATGTCAATTGACGAAATACGCGAGGAAGAAGACCTACTGCTATGAAAAAAGTAATAACACCAATGCAAATCACCGCAGCTGATTCCAACAGTCGCACAATCACTGGTCGCATTGTCACATTTGAGGAAACTGGCAACGCGTCAATTGGCAAGGTTCAATTTGCTGCTGGTTCAATCGAAGCAACCGCCGTGTTACTTAACCTTGAACACGACCGCACACGTCGTATTGGCAAAACACTTTCAATTGAATCAAACAACAAGGGAATTGAAGCAACTTTTAAAATTGCAAACACAACTGCTGGAACTGACGCACTTGTTGAAGCGCAAGAAGGTTTGCGCGACGGATTCAGCGTTGAAGTTTCATTTGACGAATACGAGACACTTAAAGACGGAACAGTGCGCATTTTGAGGGGCGAACTCACTGGGGTTGCATTAACCAGCGAACCAGCAATTCGATCATCACGCGTGACCGAAGTTGCAGCAACGGAGGACGAACAAATTTCGGATTCGACAATCGAACCCGAAGCAACACCAACAGAAAAGGACGACGAAGTGGAACAAACCGTTACACCAGCGGAAGCCGTCGAAACGGTAGAAGCCGCACAGTCAGTAACTGCACAATCAAACGGCGTGGGTGGTTGGAAGTCAACACCACGCATTGAAATTACTGCTGCCAAGTATCTTGAAAACAAGGTTCTTGCTGCAACAGGTGACGAAACTGCACGCCAGTACGTTTTGGCAGCAGACAACACAACAGACAACGCTGGACTTGTTCCAACACGTCAGTTGACTGAAGTTATCAACGGACTATCAACAACCATTCGCCCAAGCATTGACGCCATTTCAAAGGGTGCATTGCCTGACGCTGGAATGACTTTTGAAATTCCAAAGATTACTGCTGCACCAACAGTTGCAATTGCAGCTGAAGACGCAATCTTTTCAGACACAGATCAGAACTCAGCGTTCCTTTCAGTGGACGTTAAGAAATTCGCTGGGCAACAAAAATTCTCAGTTGAGTTGCTGACTAGAACTTCGCCCCTCTTTTATGACGAGTTACTTCGTAACATGGTCGCGGCCATGGCTAAGGCGCAGGACAAGTACGTCAACGATCAACTTTGCGCAGGCGCAACTGCTGACGCAACAACAATTGCAACATATCCAACTTCAACTGAACTGCTTGGCGTAATTGCTCGCGGTGCAGCAAGTGTTTATTCTGCAACTGCTGGTCTTGCAAATCCATTTGCACGCAATATCTTGGTTAACACTTCACAGTGGTCAAACCTAATGACTTTAAACGACACTGGTCGTCCAATTTACAACGAGGTTACAAACCCAATGAACCAACCAGGGTCTGCAACACCAACATCACTACGCGGTCGCGTTGCTGGTCTTGACCTTTATGTCACGGCCAATACTGCTGCAACAACTGACACAGATGATTCAATTCTAATCATCAACCCTGACGCATACACATGGTACGAGGGAACTTCATACCAATTGCGTGCAGAATCAACTGCTGACGGTTCAATCACAGTCGGCGTGTATTCGTTCGGTGCAGTAGCAACCAAAATTGGTGCTGGTGCATTTGGCGTAAACAAGACCTGATAACAACCCACTAATCATGCGGCGGGTTCTCCCGATCTCGCCGCAGCAGATCGAAAGGAACGGACATGCCAGCCATTGTCACTGCAAGTCAATTGCGCACGGTGCTTGGCGTGTCCGTTTCCCTTTATTCTGACGCTTACCTTGACGAAATTATCAACACCAGTGAAGCGGTCATTTTGCCAATGCTGGTTGCTAATACTTCAGCAATTAACGCTTACAAATTAGATTCCAACGTGGCTTATTTCTACACCCAACGCGAACACCATTTTGTTGCAGGTCAATCCGTTATTGTGACTGGACTGCCCGCACCTTTTACTGCCACACACACAGTGGTTAAATCCGAACTTTACTATTTCACCGCAGCACTCACTTCAACAAACGTGACTTTGCGCGACATAATCCCAACGGGCACGGCAACACTTTCAGGCTATTCGGCAGCTGATATTTATGCCACAAGTGCGCCAATTGAATCAGCCGTGCTTGCAGTCAGCGTTGAAGTCTTTCAGTCACGCGTTGCAGCGGGTGGGCAGATTGAAGGTGTGGACTTTGCAAGTACGCCTTACAGAATGGGGCGCAGCCTTACCAATCGCGTGTCCACATTGCTCATGCCATTTCTAGACGTTGAAACGGTTTGTCAATAATGCCAGCCAATTCTGTTGCCGAAACCCGCGCAGCCTTAGTCAACGCTTTTTCTTCACTAGCGGCAACCTGCTACGCGTCCGTTCCTGAATCGCCAATTCCACCAGCCATTGTGTGCGTTCCCGATTCGCCTTATATGGAAGTTGTGTTGATTGGCAAGGCGTCAACCAAGGTCAAAATCAACTTTGCAATCACTGCCATTGTTGCTTCAAATAGCAACGCTGGTTCGCTGGATAACCTGGAAAAACTCATCATAGGAATTCTTGCGGCAATGCCCGCAGGATACGTTGTTGGCGTTGTTGAAAAGCCCACAGTGTTGGAAGTAGGACAAAGCCCAATGCTGGTCGCTGACATAAACGTTTCGACGTACTACACCCAAACAATCTAAGGAGATAACGTGCCAACAACGATCATCACGGGTCGCGATTTAGTGTTGACGATCGCGACCGTTAACTACGACGCGCAAGCGACAAGCGCGGTTCTAAGCAATTCGCCAACAGTCACCACATACCAAACACTTGACGGCAAGGCTTACAAGCACATTGACGACCAGTGGACTTTGGACATTGAAATGCTTGCAGACTGGGGCGCGACAAGTTCACTTTGCGAAGCCTTGTGGACTGCATGGGAAGGCGCACCAAATACAACTTTGGCCGTTTCCTTGACTGCTGCAACAGGCGCAGTCTTTACTTGCAACGTCATGCCAGTCGTTCCGTCAATCGGCGGGGCAGCACCTGACGCGCAGACAGTATCGCTATCATTTGTTGTGGTTAACAACCCAAGCGAAACATTCAGTTAAAAACTACTAATCGGGAGACAAAATGAAACTACCAATAACAATTGAATATAGCAACGGCGATCAGATAACTTACACGGCTGCACCGCCTGAGTGGGTTAAATGGGAAAAGCACACAGGCCACACCATTGCACAGGCACAGGAAAAAATCGGAATATCCGATTTGGTATTTCTTGCCTATCACGCCATGAAACGTGAAGCAGCTGGCAAGCCAGTGAAACCGATTGACATTTGGACTGAAACAATTTCTGAAGTCATTGTCGGTGAAGCAAACCCAAAAGCCACCCAGTCGGAAGCCTTGGAAGAGTAGTTTGGGAATTAGCCCTGGCAACGGGGCTACCGCCCAGCGAATTCGAAGCAGCTGAAGACATTCTGACAGTGTTGGAGATTTTGGAAGGACGGGCAAATGGCAAGTGACGCAATTTCTTACGACAAGAATGAGTTGCGTGCCATTGTCCGTTCTTTTAAAGCAATGGACGACGCAGCGTTGGCGCAAGCCAAAGAAGCGACCAGCGAATTGGCAACATACGTCCAAGGCAAGATTAAGGCAACCGCTTCAACCGTAACACGCAACAAGGTTGACAATCGTGTTGCTGACGGTTCAAAAGTTTCCAAGTCTTCCAAGATTGGTGAAATTTCATTTGGTTATGCAGGACAAAAACTAAGCGGTGGGGCAACAACGCAACAGGTTTGGGGCGGTGTTGAATTTGGTTCGAATAAATATAAGCAATTTCCAGTGTGGTCAGGCCGTGAAGGTCGTGGGTCACGCGGTTGGTTTATTTATCCGACATTAAGAAGTGTGCAACCTGACATTGTGAGAAAATGGGAAGAATCATTTTCCAAGATAGTAAAGGAGTATGACTAATGGCTGGTAGTCGCACACTCAAACTTTCCATTCTTGGTGACGTTGACAATCTCAACAAGTCTTTAAAATCTGCAACCGCTGACGTTGAAACGTTCGGCGATAAAATGGGCAAGGTCGGCAAAGTTGTTGGCGCAGCATTTGTTGCAGCCGCTGCCGCTGCTGGGGCTTATGCCGTCAAAATAGGCATTGAAGGCGTCAAGGCAGCAATAGAAGACGAAAAGGCACAAACACAACTTGCCCTGGCCTTAGAAAACGCCACAGGGGCAACCAATGCCCAAATTGCAGCAACGGAACAATCCATTCTTAAAATGTCACTTGCCACGGGTGTGGCTGACGATCAGTTGCGCCCAGCCTTGGGACGCTTGGTGCGTTCAACTGGGGACATTACAAAGGCACAAGATTTACTTTCAACCGCACTGGACGTTTCAACAGCAACAGGCAAGCCACTGGAAACGGTGGCAAATGCGTTGGGCAAAGCCTATGAAGGCAACACAACCGCACTGGGCAAATTAGGTCTTGGTATTTCATCTGCACAATTAAAAACAATGTCATTCACCGACGTTCAAAGCCGACTTTCAGATTTATTTGGCGGGGCAGCTGCACGCAACGCCGACACTTACGCGGGACGCATTGCACGCATGCAAGTGGCATTTGACGAAGCCAAAGAGACAATTGGGTTTGCCTTGTTGCCAATCCTTGAAAAAGTTATAAATTTTATCAACCAAAATGCACTGCCAGCAATTAACGCATTTTCAAACGCTTTCAGTCTTGACAATGGCCTTGGTGGTTACATCACACAAGTTGGGAACGTAATTAGTGCAGTGTTCACGCCAATCATTAACGGGTTGGTAAAGGCATTTGGCTACGTCAAGGACGCAATTGGCGACAACTTTGACACGTTCAAGACATTTGGTGCATATATTGCAACTTACCTTGCCCCAGTAATCGGCACAGTTTTGGGCGGTGCTTTACAGGTAGCAGGCAAAATTGCAGGCGGCGTCATTGACGTCATTGCTGGTGTGGTCAGGATTTTGAACGGTTTGATTTCAGGTGCAGTTGCAGGAATTAACGCCTTGATCAGTGCTTACAATTCAATTCCATTCTTGCCCAACGTTTCCAAGATTTCTGCACCAAGCGTGAACGTTCCAACTATTTCAGTGCCAAAGACTTCAACACCAACAATTCCGTCAGTGCCAACAATTAGCCTTCCAAGCAGTTCAGGAAGCACGGGCACAAGCGGTGGCGGCGTTGCCGCAGCGGCAAAGGCTGGGGCAGGCGTAGCCGCTGCGGTTGCTGGTGGTGGATTTACTGATTCACAAAATGCAGCGCGATTGGCAGCTGCTGGGGGCGGTG